CTGGATCGTGCACGTGACCTGGTTGCCGAAGCGGGGGTTGCCGTTGAACGGGTTCTCGATGGACTCCATCGCGAAGTTCGTGTGGCGACGGTAAACGACCTTGAAGACAAGGTTTGTACCCTCCCTTTCGGGATATTTCGGAGACCGTAAACTCCAGGGGTTGGACTATAACTTAGACTCAGATCTGCACCTGAACCCACTACCATTTAGTCTCTGAACTGCATTCATACTGTTTCGAGATAAGCAAGCGCAAGCTTGTAGTTCTCATCCTCCGAACACTTCTTTGAAGTAAAATACTTCGTAGGTTTTTGAGGGTGGTTCACTATCGCATATCCTGCACCACCGTAGTGTGCCGGACGAGGTTTTACATACACCATATACATTGGAAGATCTGGATGGGACACTTTATGAGATGCGGAAAGCTGAAGTCTATGTTCCTCTGTAAAGGATTTGCCATAGAAATGATGTTTTTTTCCAGATTTTGAAAGTGAGATTGATAACTTGGCAGAATCTGTCCTTGGTTTCCCAAAGTTATGATTCTTTTCGCCAAGCTTGGAAAGTCTCATCCTTTCACACGATTCTGCACTATGAACACCTGCTGCTCCACCTGTGCGTATATTGTAGCCATTAGGTTCCAATGTCCCTATTGCTTCAATAAATCGTGCTTCATAAAAATCTAGAAGCTCATCATTTACTTTAAAGAGAACCTCAAACGTCATTTGGTCTTTGTATTTCTTGATTGCATTCTCAAGAATGATACAATTCCCTTGACACTTGAAGTGTTCTTCTTTCCTCTTTTCTGCATCTCGTCGTGTTTGCCCAATGTATGATTTTCCTGATGGTGATGTTATGCGATAAATGACCCCCATTCCCCTATAGAGGCTGTTCGAATTTAAACAGGTTAGAACTTGGCTGCGGATTGTCCATTTTAGCTCGCCAGCTCTCATCTTTCACACTGTTACCTTACCCGAGTTCTGTTCTCGGCCACACCCTCTTTTCAGACGATGCTTGGTGGTGAAAGCTTTAGGATGTTCCCGCAATTTGATAGTGTTGCCATTGTTAACAATGACTAGCAGCTGTGGCATGATCTTATAAAGACCACTGATGGACCCACTAACGGAAGTGTCGGAGTACTTATTCCATTTTGTACTCCCCGACTGCTTTTCAACCCCCTTACATAGTCGAGGTGATCTGCGGGTTGCCCGTGAGGTAAACGTCCTGGGCGCCATAGGCGACAAGCTGCATAAGACCACCACCTGTCATTTTTGTATATCCCTTGCGGAGAAAAAAATTCTGGGCGGCCGCGTTCCGAGGGACCAAGGTCTCAAGGTCTAAACTCTTTGCCAGGACGGACTTCAGAATGGCACAGCAGGGTACTGCATCTCAACCGTTTTTTACAATACGTCAAACCAAAAGAAGCACTCCTGAAGCTCGTACAACCCTCGATCACCTACATCAAGTTCAGATCTCTCATTTGCGTTCTGAACAACAGGGCGTTGAGGGTCTCACATCACAGATTAGCGATCTGAAAGCTGAGTGTGATGCAACCACAGATGTTGTAGTGAAGGCAAAGCGGGAAGAGGAGATTGAGGGGCTGCGGAGAAAGCGTGAAGAATGGGATACAAAGAAGCCATTATATGATTATTTCTTTGAAACCGGAGAGATTTTGTATTCCTATTATGATTTACAGGAAAAGATTCAAAAGGGAGAGACATCAGGAACGGTTCGTTTTGTGAAAGCGAAGCCGGGGAGTGTCTTAGCAGCTCTTCAAGAGGGGGAGGCGCCAGCGCCGACATCTGCGCCTGGTCCCAAGACAGTCGGGAGGGAGGAACTTCTCGAAAAGTATCTGCAAAAGGTTGATCCAGAGCATGCCCGTGCTGTGACCAACGCCTTTGACGATCCACACGGTATCTGTGACACATGTGAGAAGGAGATGATGTTCAGTGCAAATGAGGCTCTTTTCTTCTGTGATGGCTGTGGCTACCAGGAGTTTGTTCTGATCGACAGCGACAAGCCCAGTTATAAGGATCCACCCCGTGAGGTCACGTATTACGCCTACAAGCGTATCAACCACTTCAATGAGTGGCTCGCACAGTTCCAGGCGAAAGAGAGCACAGAGATTCCGGAGGACGTGTTTCAGGCCATTCTTGGAGAACTGCGGAAGGAGAGACTCGGGACCAATATCAAGCCGGCCAAGATTCGTGAGATTCTGAAGAAGCTGAAGTGCACTAATTTCTATGAGCAAGTGCCGTATATCTTGAATCGCATTAACGGCGAGACTGCGCCTGTCATGTCTCGGGAAGTGGAGGAGAAGCTGCGGTATATGTTCAAGGAGATCCAGCCCTCGTTCGTGAAGCACTGCCCCAAATCTCGAAGCAACTTTTTGTCATACTCTTATGTTTTGTACAAGTTCTGCGAACTTCTTAACTTGGATGAGTATCTACAGTGCTTTCCACTGCTAAAGAACCGTGATAAACTCTACAATCAGGACAAAATCTGGGAGAAAATTTGTCATGATATGGGATGGCAGTATATTAAGTCTTTGTAAAGCAATACATTAAGTCCTTGTAAAGCTTAGAGGAAGCGTACTCTAGATCATAAAATGGAGAATCGAGTTCTGCGATTTTATGAGCTACATAATAACAAATGGTTTCATCTTATGAACTGGTCACTTGAGCTTATAAAGATGAAGGATCAGAGTCAGAGACATATGATAGAGAAGTATGGTGGCTGCTTTTTTCAACTAAGGATACTGTGATTCTGTATCCCGCATAAGAGTATCAAGGCGAGCGAGATCGGCGGGCTGTTGCGCCGGTGCATCTCCACGACGACAGACCGCCCATCCTCGATCGTTATCCTTGTAAAGAATAATGTCAACAATCTCCTCACGGGCGGCACACCCGTTTACAGCTTCCATGACACCATGCGATCCATGTGTCTCGCAGTAGTCATCGATCATAATCCATGTACCCGCCGGGAGTTCACGGAGAATGTGATAAAGATCAATCGCCGGAACAGGCCGCTGATGACCGCCGTCAATGAAAACGAAATCGGGTCTTGGTGCGCCAGCCGTTGAGAACCATGTTGGCAAGGAGGTGATGGAATTGCCGGCGATCAGAAGGTTACGACCTGGATAGGCGATGTCCAGAAGAAGTTTCGCCCGTCGAGTGTAGTCGAACCACAAGATGTCAAAGGAGATGACTCGAATGTCTGGGCGGGTATCCATGAAAACGGCCGCACTCAAGCCAATGTGGAATCCAGTCTCTAAGATGATCCGAATCTCAGGATGCTCGGCCAGAAATGTTCGTATAAACTTCTGTTGAGCCGGAGTGATGGAGCCGGCTTGTAGGGGAAGGTGTTGAGCAGCAGCAACAAAATCCAAGAGTGTTGCTGACATCTCTTGGTGCCCTGGCTCAAAATTGACTTAAGCAGTGCACGGCTAAGGGTAGTCCCTGCCACCATGCGCCTCGACCTCATCCTCGGCCCGATGTTCGCCGGCAAGTCGTCGGCTCTGATTGCCCGTGTTCGTCGAGCCCGTGCCCTCGGATGGAAGACACTTCTTCTTACATCGGATCTTGACACACGATACAACGTAGGAAAAGTATGTCATGTCATTACGCATGATAAGGATCGTGTGGATGCAGTCGGTGTTCTTGGATTGATGACGTGTCTGGGCACCCCTGAGTATGAGGAGGCTCGGCTAATCATCATTGAGGAGGCGCAGTTCTTTGTTGACTTAGTTGCTTTCGTTCTTCATGCAGTTGAAAAAAGTGGGAAAGACGTCGTGGTGGTCGGGCTGGATGGGGATTCGGATCGGCGGCCGTTTGGATCTCTGTTAGAGCTTGTGCCCTTGGCAGATACAGTGACCAAACTTACGGCTCTGTGTAAGAGGTGTGGTGATGGGACGGAGGCACTGTTCTCAGCCGCTTTTGCGGGCACGGCGAAGCCACAGGTGCACGTGGGAGGTGAAGAGAGCTATGAGCCGCTGTGCAGGCGGCACTATCTAGGACGTGTATGATTCCCAAATTAAGGCTCTACAAGATTAAAAACTTTTATGCTATATTTTTTGACAACATAAAAGTTTTGTCAAAAAATACCATCAATTACAAGCTAACTTTACGCCTATATTTTTTAGATTTACATCCGGGGAAATCCAACTAAATTTGCTCCAATTCCGAATCCTGCTCCCTGACGTGCCGTAACGCCGATGGACGGCGAGAAGATGTCAAGAACCGCAAAGACGGCGGCGGCGGCGATCGTGACCGTCAGGATCTCATCCATCGGGAGGGACTTGCGCGGGATAAAAACCAGCGCCAGCGCAACCGCAATGCCCTCAACCAGGTACTTGATGATGCGCGTCAGAAGATCGTTGACGTCCATTTCTATATTCTGTCACCAGATTTTTTTGACCATATGCGTTCAATGACGCCGGGTTAAAATGCGGTCATGCTCCAGACTTTAGAATGAGTGCTGTCCCTTATTCAACACAAGAGCCCGTTGAGGACTTCCTCTCAGAGGATACGGAGATCCCGAGCCAGAAGGTTGTCCTCCTGAGCTTCCTCAGCCCTGAGAAGATCCTGGCCAATAAGGATATCTACCAGTTCCAGCAGTTCCTCAAGGATTATGAGCTGCAGTGGCGCACGACCAAGCTGGAGGCGTGGCTGGCGGAACAGGTTGCCTCCGTCAACCGGAAGCTGGAGGAGATTGCCGGTAGCCTGGAGAAGACGGATCTGAGCGGCGGGGTGGTTCTTACGCCTCAAGCTGCAGCCGCCTCTGTTCGGACGCAGGAGCTCCGTGTTGACCGCCTGGTGGAGGAGTTCAAGGAGCATGTTCGCAAGACGACGAAGGATGCCGCTCCTGCCGATATTCAGCAGGAGTTTGATGACTTCCTCTTCAAGAACTCTGCCCGCCTGGAGGAGGAGTTCTTTGCCAAGAATAACTTCCGGACGACGATCCGTGGTATCAAGGTGCGGGGTGTTTTCTCCTCAGAGGCGGAGGCATCTGTCCGTGCCAAGCGCCTCCAGAAGAGCGACCCGACATTCAACATCTACGCCGGTCAGGTCGGGAAGTGGATGGCCTGGGAGCCGGATCCCAACAAGGTGGTCGACCAGGAGTATGCTAATGATCAGCTCAACACTCTCATGAAGAAGTACCGTGAGAATGAGGAGTCTCGTGATCAGTTTTACAATGAGCAGAAGCGGAAGCGCATGGGACCGGTGGCCGTGGCTGCCTCTGCTGAGAGCTCGGGCACTGATGTAAAGCTGACGGAGTCAAGTGATTCTGCGGGGCTAAGCAATGCGGCTGCTGGTTCGGCGTCAGGGAGCTACGACGGCCTTTTCTCTGGAACGCCTGATCTGGCGATCCAACGCAAGATGGAATCGGCCAGCGGTGCAAAGAAAGAGTAAATAAGGTATTCATTCATTCGACTTTTGAGTATGAGTCCATACTTGAAAGTAGACAGGTGTTAAAAGGAGTATTTACTCCGATCCTTCCGGGACTGAGCCATTTGCGCCGCCGACATAGATCGGCCAGCACTTCTTATCCTGGCCGCAGAATTGTCCCTCTGAGCAAGGGGCGCCGTCGCAACCATTCGGCGGCCGAGCAGCGGCAGTCGCAGCACAGGCAGGCGTCTCGGCCGTGAAGCCTTCCGGAAAAATCTGCGGCGCCATCGCCTTCAGTATAGGCAGGATGGCAACCGCAACAAGCAGAGCAATCAGAGCATACCATGTTGCATTTTTCATAAGTCCACGCTTCATCGTTCTGTGATTGTTCTAGAAATAAGGGGCGCCCTGTCCATCAGGTAAAAGAGGAATTTGTACCTTCTCATGAGCCCGCTCAGGCTCCGTCTTTGCACAGAATCCGTTTACACACTTCTGTCCAGCTCCGCACGGAGCCGCCCCTACACCGCACGGAATGGCATCAGACGATGAGATGAATCCCTCATCATAACCACGGCGGATAGCCAGAACAATAAGGCCAAGCACGAGAACAAGCACGAGGCCTTGCACTAAGTCACGATCCATTTAGCTAAGCGTTCGGATATTTACGTATCTGGATCTGCGGTCCCTTCAAGCGTTTAGCTGCCATAGCATCGTATTCATTGCCACCAGCACCTTCCTCCCCATCCTTTGTGTTCGAGGTGGCGTGATTCCAGAACTCCTGAGCGCCAATCCGGAACTCACCGTGCATCTCTGCCTTGTACCAGAATACGGTGTCCTCGAGCTTGTTAGACTGAGAGTTGTTGTTCATCACGATGCACTCATAATTCTGAGTACACTGATCCATGACCTGGCAGAAGAACTCGAAACTGGGAAATGCGCTGCCATAGTTCTCAAAGATGCGCTTCCGGTTTGTTACATACGGCTCACGCAGAATAAAGCAGTAGTCAACGTTGGTTCGGAGCATCGGAGGAATACCGAGAGGGTACTGCATGGTAATCAAGAAGAACACCTTCAGCCAGCGGCCGTTTAAGAAGAGATAGCGGATATTCCGATCGTGAAGCCAGCTATCATCGTATAAGCAATCATCCATAATTAAGAATGCCCTTGGGTCTGTCCGACTCTGACCTGACGCCTCCATCTCTTTTTGAATCTTAGCCATGATCATCTTCTGGCGTTTGCAGAAGTTGGCAATGATGACCGGGGTGTAATCGCCGTGAATGAACAGGGGCGGAATGAGTTTCTTGTAGAACTGATTCGACTCTTCCGTACCGCTGATCACAGTTCCGAGAGGCATTTCTTGGTGATGGAATAACAAGTCACGCACGAGGGTGGACTTGCCTGTACGGCGGCGACCAATGAAAATACACACGGCGTCTTGAGGGATCATACTCATGGCGAATTTCCGGATGCCAACATTGAGAGCGGCTGCATTGTCCGTCATCTGAGGGGCGGGAGTGAAAAAAAGCGGAGTAGAGCACCGCAAGAATGCGTGTGCATACGGCGACGAAGCCCGGCAACGCCCAACAGAATGGACGTACGGCTCAACCCTAAAACAGATTCTTGCTTACTCCAAAAGGTTCCTGTTAGTCTCCCTGCATGGGTTGAGTGTGCATCTCCGCAAGCACCCGGATATACATCCTTATCTTCCAAGTTGCCGATTTACACTTCATTTCTTGCAAAGCCGAGTATGACAGAGGGTGTTCTTGCTTCAGATTGCCATCTTACTCGAGTTCTTGATATTAGTGGAAGTGGTATTTGTAGAATTGAAAGTACACGTGGAACCCATCTCGCCTATTGTAAAGTAACGCACTTGATTGATCCATCCAAAACTCTTCAGAATTACTATGAAGATTCTGAAAAAGGTGTAAAAAGGAGGGCTGACAAGGTTGAAAATCCGATGAATCAGGCGTATGTAGATGGCTTAGCAAATTACCTGTTAGGACAGCTCCGTGAGCGTGGAATCTCCCCTCATTTCTGCATTTCATACGGCGCCTACACGGCGACAGCTGCCACTTATCGGTTCAACATCACGGATGAGTACGAGAGTTATCGGAAGTATAAGACGTTTTGGAATCGTCGCCGTGCAGGACTCTTTGCATTGCACACACGCAGTTCTGAAGATCTATCGACACCTGACAGTTCACTCCGCTCATCCCCTTTTACATGTAATTCCCACGACAGTGAGAACACGCACGAAACACTCCAAGTTCTTGATCGAGGAGGCAGTGCAGTCGGTGAGCTGGAGAGCGTGAACTCCTTTCCATCGGGATCGTCAGAGTCTGAGAAGGGTTCCTCTGAAGAGTCAGAGTCAGAGTCTGATGCGGAGTCTGAAGATGACATATTTGCCGATTTCAAGGACTTTCCTGTGCTCATGATTTTTCAAGAACCGATGGAAGGTGTCATGGACGACTTGTTAGAGGATGAGGATGCAGTGGGTGCGGAGATTGGAACGGCGGGCTGGGAAGAGCGTTGGACTGCGTGGACATTTCAGGTGATTGCTGCCCTCTGCTGTGCGCAGGGCGTGCTTGGGTTCACGCACAATGATCTTCACACTAACAATATTCTCTGGTCTGCGACGACAGAGGAGTATGTTTGCTATGGTGCTCGTGACGGGACAGTGTGGCGTGTGCCGACGTATGGGCGCATTTTCCGCATCATCGATTATGGTCGTTCCATTTTCCGTGTAGGAGAGAAGTGGTTTGTCAGTGATGATTATTGTCGTGGAGGAGATGCGGCGGGGCAGTATTCGCTGACGGATCTGCAGCCGAATCCTTCCTTTGATTTATGCCGCCTTGCCGTCAGCTTGATCGACATGGTCTTCCATGATCCGCCGGTTGAGCGACTCGATGGGGATGTTCTAAGTCGTGAGGTGACACGCGAAGGCTCATGGACAGTTCATGAGACAGAATCGCCGCTGTGGAACATGCTCTGGACATGGTTGCTCGATGAGGATGGGTGCAATGTTCTGCG